GTCAGGACGTTCCCGTTCAAAACGGCTGTCACATCGCCGTACACCTGCGCGTTTTCAAAGGTCCAGCCGTCAAAGCTGTAGCTCCAGGTCGATGCCATTCAATCGACCTCCTTTCGTCTTAAGACTTCCTCTTCTCCCGGCCCCTTGCAGGGGCGGAGGGGTTGTCCCCTCTGTCATTGCGAGGAGCGAAGCGACGTGGCATTCCGTTTCCCCGTCCCGGCCCCCTGTCATTGCGAGGGCCGCTTGCGGCCCGTGGCAATCCGTCGGGCTTTGCGGTTGCATGCATTGTCGTCCTGAATCTCATGTCGCCTCGTACTGCAGATAGATCTGCCCCTCGGAAATGTCCGAGGTCGTAGGAACCGCCGTCCCCATTTTGATGCCCACATGCTGGGGCAGGATATCCGTGCCCAGCTTGACGGCCGTGACCGCTCCGGCGGCGATTTTGACCGCCGTTACCGCCGCCTCCGCGAGCTTCACGCTCGTCACGGCGTCCTGGGCCAGCTTGGTGTTGTCGATAGTGGCGTTGGCGATCTGCGCCGCCGTCACGGCCAAATCCGCGATCTTGGACGTTGTCACGCTCTTGTCCGCCAGCAGCGCCGTGGTGACCGCCAGCGCCGCGATCTTGGCGGCCGTGACGCCCCTGTCGGCAATTTTCTCCGTGGTGACAGCGCCGGGGGCGAGCACCGCCGAAGTAATGCCCAGCGCGGCGATCTTGGCGGCTGTCACCGCCTCGTCCATGAGCTTTGCCGTGGTAATGGCCCCGTCGGCCACACTGCCCTGGGTGATGTCCTGCATGGCCTGTACAATGCCCTCCAGCGCCTCCTGCACGGTGCCGGCGGTGATGCCGGAAACCGTGTCCACGCCGATCTGCGCCGCCGCGCCGGCGCCCAGCAGCTCATCGATCAGAGCATTGAAGCGCGGCATCACCAGCTCCTCTATCAGCGCGTCAAAGGCCGCCTTGTTCTGCTGCGCCGTGCCCGTGAGCTTGTTGGGCCGGCTCTGCACCCCCGCCGCCGCGATCTGCGCCGATGTGATTTTCTGGTCGTTGAAACTCAATTTTCTGCCTCCTTATAAAGCCTTCCCCTTGAGGGGAAGGTGCCCCGCAGGGGCGGATGAGGTGTCATCCCCTAAAAAACGTCTGCGCCAGCCGTCCGTTCTCTCCCGGCCGGCTGGTGTCCAGCGCCGCCACCGCCTGGCCGTACATCTGCAGCATCCCCTGATAGTCCATCACCAGATCGGGGAGCAGCTGCTGCGCGGCCACGTAATAAGGCATGCATTCCGCGGCGTCCTCCGCGATCTCGAACTCATAATCATCGTCCGCGTCGGGATCGATGGTCTCCGGCATGGCAAAGTACTCCACCAGGATTTCCTTCCCCGCGTCCCGTTCGGGTATAATGATCTTGCCGCCCCGCCAACGATATCGGCTTGTGGCGGGCTCTCCGGCTCTCCAGACGCGATAGACGTTGATGAAATCACCGGGCATGGCGTACTCGGTCTTCCCGCTCACCGGAGAGATCTTCCGGACCTTCACGATCTTTTTTATCTGCGCCAGGGCCTTCTGCGCGATATCGAAGAAGTAGGTCATTTTCAGCTCGATATCCTCGTCATGCTCCACCTCGCCGCCGGCGCTGTGCTCGTCCAGGAGCATGTACACCTTGTTTTTCGCTTCTCCTAATGTCATATCGTTCTCCTTATATAGCCTTCCCCCTGGGGGGCGCGACTCGTAAAGCAAATGCGCCAGGGGCGCATTTGTAGCCAAAGCGCCGAGCAAGCTTGCTTGCGAGGTGGAGGTGGCCCGCAGGGCCGGAGGGGTTGTCATTGCGAGGGCGCTTGCGCCCGTGGCAATCCGTCCCCTCCCCCCGATAGCCCAAACAGGGCGGAAATTCTCCGCCCTGTTTTCCGTTGTCATCCGTCCGGAGGCTCTCCGCTGATCTCCTCGGTGTGCCGTTTCAACCTTGTCAGCAGTTTCCCGATAAAGGCCGGTACTGGCAGCCCCATTTCATCCGCATTCTCCAAAATAGAGATGCACTCGTTGATGATGAGCCACACGATCACCAGCAGCCCCACAAAATAGATTCCGTCCAGCTTTGCGCCGAACTGGCCGACGATAATGGATATCAGGTAATCCAGCGCCATGCCCACGGCCACGATCAGCAGATACGAGACCTTTTTCACGATCCCGACCAATCCCACCCGTGAGCTGAGCTGATGCGTCATCCAGGCCGCGGAGATGCCGCTGATATAGTCCAACAGCATCACGAGCAGCAGCACCAGCAGCGGCGCGAGCAGCAGCTTCAGATATGTGCTCAGCGCGGCCACCACAGCCGCGATCAGGAGCTTCCATCCGTTTTCCATCTCAGCACTCCTCCAGGATCATCACCCTCACGTCGGCGCCCGCGTCGCTGGACACCACGGATAGCTCCATGACCATCACGGGGAAGCGCGTCTCCGCGCCGGCGGGCAGCGCCCAGCCGTTGTTGCTGTCGGCGGCCGCGCCGTCGGTGAGCTTGTCCTTGAAGTACACGGCGGCGGACTGGCTGTTGTTCCGCACCAGGCAGGGCCGCCCGCTCACTTGTACGGTTTGGGCAGTCGTCCCAACGCTCAGCGTCACGATCTTTTCGATCTTATACATAGTTCCATCTCCTTGTTCTTAAAAGAAGGGGTCCTCAAGGGGGAACATGGTTCCCCCTTGAAATCGCGCCGCCGTCAGGCGGTTATCAGACTTCCGCAGAAGTCTGCGCGATTATTAGTCCGGATTCCCGAAGATGATCTGCCGGGCATCGCCCCAGCCCACGCCGAAGTCCACGTAGGAGGTGTACAGATCCTTCAGAGGATCGTCCAGCTTGTCCTGGAACACCCGCGGCCTGGTGATATACACGATGTTCACCAGCTCCTTCATCAGCCGGCGGTCACACAGCGCCCACTGGTTGCCGGTGAAGCCGTCGTTGCCGCCGCCGACAACGATATAGCGCATGCCGTAGATGGGGTTGGCGGCGTTGTAGTCGCTTTCGGGATCGTGGGTGGGCATGAGTCTCGCTTCTGGGCCCAGCAGCTTGGCGGCCTTCTCCGCCAGCGCCGGGGAAACCAGCAGCGTATCCATCTCGCACAGGAAGGGCAGTCCGTCCGGCGTCAGGAAGCCGTTGGCCTTGGTCTGGGCGCCGGTGATGGCGCTCACGCTCAGCGCCTGCTTCACCACGTTGGAGTAGGTGCCGGCGTCGGGGTCCGGAATAAACGTCCGGCCGCTGGAGCCGCGGGAAGCGACCGGATGGCTTTCGCTGGCCCAGGGCACGCCGTCGCCGCCGTTGTGCTTTCCGTCATTGTTCCAGGCGTTGGCGAACAGGCGCAGCGCGTGGAGATACACGGTCATAGCGGCGCTGGAGCCCAGCCGGGAGCCCACCTTGCGGGTCTCGCCGAACTTGTCGATCTGCGCCTCCTTGTAGCGCACGGGGATGCTCAGGGAATACTCCTCTGGGGTGATGATGGTCTTGAAGCCGCGCTTCAGGCTGCCCTCGTTCACCTCGTCCTCGTACCTGGCCAGCTCGCCGTAGCCGCCCGCTCCGGTGAGCTCATAGTCCTTGCTCTTGGCGTTCACATCGCCCACCACCGGGGACAGCTTACTCAGCTGATTGGCGTAGGCGTACTCGAACGCTTTGCCGACGAACTTATAGTTGTCGGTCTTCCACTGATTGAAACTCGGCATTGTTATTTCTCTCCTTCCTGCCTTAGTTGGTGCCGCCCAGGGCGTGCTTGACCGCCATGCAGCGGATCATGTGCCGCTCAAAATCGTGACCGATCACCTGGATGGCGGTGGCGCCCTGCGCGCTCACCACCAGCCGCATCCGGTCGCTGTCCAGGCCGCCCACCTTGCTGCCCAGAGCCGGGTACATCTCGTACCTGTCGCCCGCTGAGGGCGTGCCGCCCTCGGCTTTGGTGATAACGGTGCCGGTCTTGGCATAGTCGGCCACCACGATATGCGTGCCCAGGGGATCGGTGTTGCCGCTGCCGGAGGCCTTGCCGATCAGCACCAGCACGCTGTTGTTGTAAGCGTCGTCCGCCGCGGCCGCGGCCACGTCGCCCGTGGCGGGTACAATGGTGGTGGCGCTGCCGGAGGCCGCGGCGATCACAGGCGCCGGGCACTCAAATATCAATTCGGGATTGTCGAACACCGCGATCTCGGTGCCGTCGGCGCGCAGGTTCAGCGCGTCGGTCTCGCCGGAATGGTTCTCGGCGGCGATGCCGAGAATGGCGCCGGTCTCGGAGGCGGTGGCGCTCACCACCAGCCCGGCGGACAGCTTCACCACCTGCCCCGCGGTGATGGCGGTGGCGGCGGCGATGGGATAGTTCCTCGCGGTCAGGCCAACATGCCCGCCCGCGTTCTGAATAGGTCTCATTGTTCAGTCTCCTTTCGTAATTGCCTTCCCCTTGAGGGGAAGGTGTCGGCACAGCCGACGGATGAGGTGGACCCTCACCTCTCCAAAAATTCTTTCGCGGTCATTTTCATCTGGGGATATTCCCGGTTCCAGTCGTCCAGCTCCTTCTGCTGCCTGGCCGTCAGCGATACGGCGGCCTCGTTTCCGGCGCCCGTGCCCGTGGCCCGGCCCTGTTTGCTCTCCGCCTTGGCCATGGCGGAGCGCTGGGCAGAGCCCGCAAGCTCCAGATAATCGCCGTACAGATCAGCCAGGGGTTCCCGGCCGTACCGGCTGCCGCAGAAGCGCCGAAAAGCCTGATTGTTTTCCAGCTTCCCCAAATCCACATCGGGGTAGGCCTCCATAAAGGCGGTCACGTCCCGGCGAATGAAGTCCGCGGCGCTGTCCTTGCTCCTCTGAGCCTTGCTTTCGGTTTCCGCTCTGCGGCGTGCCTGGGAGATGAACTCCCGGTTGAGCTCCTCCTCCTCGATATCGGCCTCGCTGCGGCCGGTCTCCTGGGCCTTCTGCTTGATCCTCTGGGAGCGGAAGGCGTTGTTGAACTCGCCCAGGTCCTCCAGATTCTCGATCAACTTGCCGCTGTTGGGGTTGCGCATCCCCATGCCCGCGATCTGCGCATCGACCTCGGACATAGCCCGCGCATACCCGGACTGCTCGCCCGAACGGCGCGCGGCCGCATAGCGGCGGTTGTCCTCGTGGCTCTGCTGGCTCTGACCGGCGTTGTCAGCGCTCTTTCCGCCCTCGGCGTCCTGCGCCGCAGCATCGCCATTCTCCTGCGGGTTTACGACGCCCGCCTCCTGGCCTTCCAGGATTCCGTTTTCTTCCATGCCGGTTGTCCTTTCCGGTC